TTGGCCTGAATGATGCCGTCTGGACGCGTCAGCATGCGCCGTTCATCTGCTTCCGCATCGTATTGCAGAAACCAGACGAAGTTGACCATACCCATCAGACTCTTGCAGAGCTTCTGCGTGAGCATAGGCAACACCGCGAGCGGTTCCGCTGTGAGTTGCGCGGCCGCGTTCCGACTCTTGCCAGTAGGCGGATAGACGAACTTGGCGTGCGCCGTCAGAATCAAGTTGATTTCCAAGTCCTTGAACCACCGAAAGAGACGGAGAAGCTGTACAGTACTGGTGCCGTAGTTCTCCTGCCAGATGTCGTCCTCGTCCGTCTGTCTTCCGGCCTTGACCTCGAGCTGTACGATCTCGTCAAGGTTGCGCGTCTGCAGCTCTGTGACGTTGTCAATTACCAACGTTCGCACATCTCCGTACGGCCCCTCCCCATGCTTAAGGTCGTAGTAGAGCTGCCGCAACTCTTCCGTGCTGAGAATATCCACGGCATGAATGTCGCGCCGGTGTGCGATAGAGAGCATGCCCCCTTCGATCCTGCGCGGTCGAGCTCAGGGTCGTCTTGCCCGCCCCCGGCTCTGAATAGATGAGGGCGCTCATCTTCGGACTCTCCGGAACCACGCGATACATCGTCTGCTCTTTGGTCATCGGCTCATACCATGTCGAATTGTGTATCCATCTTACGGCGCTTACGTGGGCGACGGGTATCTAAATAGTCGGTCTCCAACAGAAACTCCGTGTCCTCGTCTCTCAGCTCCGTGAGACAAAACTGACGCGCCCAACATCCGCTACAACCAAACGGCTGGTGTACCCACCGACGAATAACCTGCGGATCACGCGCCATTCGATCGGCGGCTGGAACGACGATCTCACGCCACACGGCTGCGCACTCCGCGTCGGATCGATGCTGACGAATGGTGCGGAACCATTCGATCTGCGCCAGCTTGGGCTGCATCTCAGTCTTGTAATCCCTCGGATCAAGTCGAGCCGCGATGAGCGCACTCTTATATGTCTCCCAATCCGTGGCAATCAGCGCTCGCGACATCGAACCGTCTTTATTTTGTGCGGGCCACTTGGGCGCCAGTGACCTGATCTGCCAGAGGATCGATCCCTCGATATTGAGAGGGATGCCGAGAGCGCGCATGACGTATTGAATCGTCGCGAACTGAAGGTTGATCTCCTCTGCATCGTCCGACTCGAAGGAGCCGCGCGTCTTCCAGTCAACGAGCCACCATCCCGCTGACTTGGGAGCCGCCTTTTCTCGCGCCACCAGATCGGGGATCACCCGATATCCTCTCCATGGCAGCAGAGGCGCGATCAGCTCACGCTCGAAGAGTGGTTTGTTCTGCCAGCGCGCAACCTCCCACGCCGCCAGATCAAAGTGCTCGAGCGCTCGAACGGCGATGGTCACGGCTTCATCGCGAAGCGTCTTGATCTGCGTCTTGATCTCGTCTGTGATGAGAGCACCTCGCGTCTTCGTCTCCTCCAGCGCCCATTTCCGTACGCCTTCTTTGGCCGCAATTGTGTAGAGACTCGGTCGCGCCACGCGCGTCTCGACGTATGTCCGAATTGCGCTCTTGATGGCGCGATGAACGGCAGAACCAAGGTCTACCGCCTCTCGCACGCGCACGGACGTGATGCCGCGCCGATAGGACAAATCCCAGCGATATCCGCAGTTGAGATAATCGAGAATCTGCGTACGAGAAATGGTAAGCTCTCCGATCTTCATGATCCTGCCTCCAAATTTTGATTGACTGTGTATCTGATTCCGTCTCGACGAATCACAGATGCCTTCATAAGGTTGTCGAGTCGCCGATGGACGGTTGTGCGGTGCAGACCGGCTTTCTCCACCAACTGCGCGACCGAGAGCGGACCGTACCTCTCCAACAGCGCGACGAGATCGGCCCCCGCCTCCCTCTCTCCGGGCTTGATCTCCTGTACGCTGACTTCATACTTACCGGGGCGCACGGTCGTGTCTATATGGAATCCTAGAATGGCGCGCATCGCGTCACTCTGGACTTTGAAATGGCGCGCGATGGACGCCGTACCAATCTCCTCTCGTCGTCTGATCTGCCAGCCAGTTTCCATCCACGCGTTGAGAAACTGACTCCCCCACACGTCCTCTCGCTCCGGCGCCTGATCACCCCGTACTGGAAATTTCTCTTTGCTGCTTTTGCGGGTATGGTGCGCAATCAGAAACGCCGTGCCGTAAGTGTCACGAATGGATTTGAAGAGAAACATGTCACGTGCCGTTCCGGCCATGAAGTCCTCCACCGATCCTGCTGAGTAAAGAGGATCGAGCACGACCAAGAGAGGACGCAAGCGCCGAATAGCGGCAATCCACGCACGCACCACATCCTTGTCATCGAACCGAAACCCCCGGTGCTCATGTAGATAGATAGGTAGAGCAGGAGGGCAGTCCACTTCGATCACGCCGGTCTCGGACATCGTGGGCAAGGAAAGGTCAGCTCGACGCGCGACGATAAGCGAGAACCGGTGCGCTGTCTGTCCATGCCAGTCCTCCTGCTGCATAAAGAGCACAGGACCGGCACGCTCGACCGGAAATTGTCCAAGAAATGGCAAGCCGGATGCTATCGAAACGGCTAAGTCTTGTAAGAGCCATGTCTTGTAGCTTCCGGGGGGCGCCACTACCATGCCCACGGTCTGTTCGGGCAACCAGTCCTTCACGAGCCATGAGAGCGGTGTAGCACCGTATTTGCTGAGATACTCGGGCAACGCGATCAGGTCGTACGGGCCGTGCTCCTCTCCCACTCCAGTAGAACGAGAGGCCTGTGCCACGGACTGGACGGTACGTCTGATCTCCTCCTCCGGCAGAGGCGGAGAGTTAAGTCTGTTCCACGCCAGAAGTTGCCCCTCCACCACGTCAGACGGGACGTGACGCCCGAGAAAGTACCCAGCGAGACGCGCACAGGCATCGTTGCGCTCCCCGCTGGACACGCCTCGAAGCAGTCCATCGAGCCAGTGCTCAGAACTGATCGGCGATCGTTCCGGCGACTGAATGAGAAGAGGGGCCATCGCGCCTTGCGTGCGCCACACGTAGGCGCGTCCGTCCCGTCTGGTAGACGGAGGAGCGACGACGTAGCCGCCGTCTCCTCGGATGTCCACACCGGAAGCGACTTTACCAACTGAGTTCCGAGTAGGGCCGGAATAGGCGTAGAAGAAGTGACGACCGCCGCGCGGAGTGTCCGCCGACCGAGCGGTCGGGTGCGCGATCTCCCACGCCGTCACGTCACCGCCCCGGTCAGGATCCACGTCGGCTACCACGAGGCCAGAGACGTGACCCGTCACGATGGCTATGTTGGCGTGGGGATGAGCGTCCCACCACGCGCCAACTTCCCGCTCTGTGGGAAGACGAGTAGTAAACGTCTTCCATTTCACGAGCGGCACCTTGGCGGGTCCCATCGGGATCACACTCCACCCCGCGCGCAGATAGGCGAGAGCTGCAGATTTCACGCGATTGACGAGGTAAAGAACAGTTCGTGTGACGGCACGCGGTAGAGCGCCGCATACGCGAGTATCTGCTCCTTGGTCATCGCTCGTGCTCCCGACTCGTGACGAGAGACCGTGGCGGCGTCCACGCCGATAATTTTGGCGACGTGCTCCTGCGACAAGAGCACTCCGGCTCCCCGCAGCTCAGCGAGTCGGTTATTTAGTTTCCTCGGCATCGATTACTCCCTGAAGGTAACCACGCTTCCACCAGTGCGTCCACGCAAGTGTCTAATTCATCGCAAGAATACGCACCAGCGACCCATCGCGGCATAAGCAACGTAAGTGCGTCATAATCCCGATGCCTCTCGGCGTGAACTATGCCGATCATCGCGATCAGCATGCTCAGTTGTCTCTCTGTGAGTTCAACGAGCCGTGGCACGTGGCTTTCTCCTGAGTTTCTTTCTAATTGACGCCCTCGACTTGACGACAATGGGCCGTTTGATCTTAGGAGCGCCCAACTTCTCTCCTGCCAATTGGCGAGAGATAGCGATCTGCTCCTCTCTGCTTCTCGCCTTCTCCAACCGAGCTCGACGATAATCCGCCGCCTCTCGCTTGGCCCGATTGGCGTCACGTTGCGCCTTGCTCGTGACAAGCAGACGTAATCGAATTACACCAAGCGCCCGATAATCCCACCCATCCTTGGGCCAATCCACGAGAAGATCGGCCGCTTCGTATGTCCTGGCCTTTGCATACTCGCGCTCGTCAGGGGCGACGAAGACCGGCTCGACGCCGACGTAATGCATTCGCCAACCGTCTTTGTATTTGGTCGCTCTGATGTGCTTCACTTTCCGGTCATCCGGAAGGCCAATGGCGGGCAGTCCCTCACCACGAATACGCGGAGTCTTTGCCGTCCGTATAGTGGCGGATGGATGCTTGGCCTCCGCAACCCCAGAGGGAGCGCGGTGCCAGAATCCGGCCTCGTCGCGACGAAGAAACCCGCGCCCCTCCATCGCCTTGAGCCGCGCCGTGATCTGAAACACGGTCAGTCGCAGTGCACCGGCGACGCGTTGTGACGTGGTTCCCACGCCTGGCCGAGAGCTTTTCGGCCACTTCTGAAGGACCATCAAATCGGTCGTGACGGCTTTACGCATGTAACCTCCCCGGTGCGATCAATGCGGACAGTGCGACGCGTACCTGCTCGCGAAATGCCTGCTTGGACGACGGCGACATGTTCTTTTCCCACTCGTCATCCTGCGCTGCGAAACCGGCGGCAGATCGCCGCCACAACGCTTTGGCGATCTCCTCCAGACGACTCTCAATCTCGGCCAACACGAGGGACTCGAGTTCCTGAACGATGACCTGCGCCCGCTCTTTCCATGATTTCTGCACGTCTTCCGACTGTCGCAGCCAATCGATGGTCGAGACGGTGTGACCGAATGCATTCGCCGCATGCACGAACAGATGCATTGCGACCAGCGCGAGCGCTTTGTCGCGAATCACGGCTTCGCCATCAGACGAGCGATCTGCACGATCATCCACATGAAACCGACGACGCCGATGATCGCCGCGATGTACCGAACGTTCTGTGATCTGGACACGGATTCCCTCCAGAGGAGTCTGGTAATGAAGATGAGCGCGCCGATCGCTGCCAGCTCCAGCGACGAGATGAGCAGCGCTGCCGATGGCGTGATCACGGTTGCCGCCCCGCTACGTGTGCGACGAGGGCTGCGAAAGTGTCGAGCGTTTCCTTGACGACGCCCCACTCACTCGGATGTAACCGATATCGCTGAATCATCTTGACGACCTCCGCGCGCGCGTCCTTCACCTGTGGATCGTTGGACCAGTCAGGCAGGAGTCGCGCGTCAAGCAACTCGACGACGCTCGGAAGGTTCTGCGCGATGAGCGCGACGATGGCCTCTGCATCTTCGATGACTTCGGCGCGGTTGAAGCGCTGTCGCGCGACGCGTTCGATCACCGCACGTGAAAGTTCAGCGGGAGTCATAGACAGATGTGGTTAGAGAGATCAGCATGCTTGAGAATCGCACCACAACGTTCACAACGCCCTCGCTGCTCCAGCCAGTCCAGCCGCGCCGTGTCCTCTCCTCCCCGGCTCGCCTCTGCCACGGCGGCGCACAAGGCGTTCAGCTCGTCTTGCGTGAACGACCAACGCAGCCGAACCCTTTCTGTGGAACCATGCTCATATTGACGTACCTCGTCCATGAAGCGTTCATGCGCAAGGTTGCGGATACCGTTCACCTTCTCGTCGGTGCGCCAATCGGAAGTGCTCATGGGGCGTTCCTCTTCGGTAGCGGCGGGTACTCGCGGTCGCGCCAATAGAGAATGTCGGCGATGATCTCGTCAGCCACTTGCACGCCGAGCGTATCGTAGATACGGGACGCTGTGAGAACGCGATTGGCCAGTCGTAGCAACGCCTCGCGGACAGCGGTGCGCGTGTCCTGTGCGATCTTCGCACGCTCGGCGGCGACTAACGTAGCGGCAAACTCGCGGGCGAGTTCAACGCTCGCAGCCCCCGGCCAATACCCCTTGTCTACGAGAAGGAAGTTGAGACGATCCCGCATCTGCTCATCCGTCGCGTCCGCACGGAGCGGCTGCGAGGGATCGTAGGACAGCGGGGTGTCATGCATCTGAAGTCTCCGGGCCACGCAGCAGTTTGTTGATTCGTTGCTTCTGACTGATCGAAAGAATCGGCTCTGACCACGTTCGGCCGGTCAACATCAACTCATCTCGCATCCTCGCCAACTGTCGCAGCAGATCGTCTGCCAACAGCCGGTAGCCATCGGCGCGAGCGTGTTCTTCGTAGGCCGCGAGAGCTGGATACGCCAGTGGATCGTGCGTAAGGTCAAGCACGAAATACTCGCACTCGTGGTGTCGTCGGTGTCTCCTACTACTGCCATCTGTCCGACGAACGACGAACTTCCGGTAAAGTCCTCGTGTCTTGTCACTCATTTCCCGGTTCCTCCTTCTCCGCCACGTCGGGAACGCCGAGCGCGCGGAGGAGATCGTCGCGCAGCACAAAGAAGTCCCCTATTTTGAGAACGGAGAGATTGCGCATTGTCACAATCTCGTCATCAACGTCGTCATCCTCGTATCCGGGCAGCGCCATCACTCGCGCTCTCACGATCTCGTCCTCCGTTACCCTCGGCGCAGCACGGAACGCGGCGTCCAAATATCTTGCTCCATCTATCATCGCTTCGTGCGAAGCATGACACATCGCCTCGGTCGGTACCGGCTCTCCGTTCTCGTTCGCCGGGAGCCGGAGGAGAATCGTGCGCGTGGAATCGGTCATCGCAGCTCCCGGAGCACGGAGAGGAGTCGTATTGAATCGGTTAGTCCTAGATAAGCAGCTCGGAGCATCTCCGGCGAAAAGATTACAGCACCCTCCCCATTCACTGGGAGCCGGAGCAGGATGGTGCGCGAGGGGTCAGGCATCGGTGGGCTCCTCCACGATGATGTCGGCTTTCGTGCCGATCTGTTCTTGATAGCGCAACACACTTCCGTCGGAGTAAGCGTGGGCGTAGGAATCGGCGAGATAATATTGTGGGTTCAGGTTCCCATCAATGATGTGCTCTTTCGGAGCGAGCGGCCCATCACCCCCCGGTTCGAGTGTCGGACGCTGGACCCAAACCTCGACGCCGTGGATATGTGCCTTGACGAAGAGTTTGCGACCTCTGGGTATGTTCACGGTTCCAGGCCCTCCTCGGCTTCGAGCGCCATCCAGAGTGCGGCGAGGATGCGGGCGTCACGTTCCTCTCCCCGAGGATAGGCGAACGAGCCAGACCGCTCGCTCCAAGGCACCATATGGACGTGCGATATGGCACGCATCCGCATCAGGGTACACCGGTCTTCCGAGATGATATCTTCAGCCATCAAACAGCGGGCCATCGCGCACAATCCCCACGTCATCGGCTCTCCTTCGTCGAGCCGCCGCGCGATCTCGCGCCACGCCTGCGCTTCGGTGAGTTGGCGTTTCACTATTCCGTCTTCTCCGACTTAGAGGCGAACGTTTCACACTCACAGGCCATCGCGCGACAGCGGCCCGTACCGTTGTCGTGCGCCGTCTGAGGATGGTCACAGTAGGCGCAACGCAGTTTGTGGACGCCGGGATCGGCCGCGCCCTCACGACGGCCGAGCGTCAGGCGATCCTGCTCGCGGAGCCGATCGGCGATGCGCTTGAGCTGTGGGTTCGCCAGCGCCCAGTGGTGGTGCAGGCGGTCCATCTCGCGGAGCATCAGAGTGTTGCTGTTCAATTGCGTGGCGATCGCTTCCCAGTGTTTGACTCCAGCCGACGCGACGACGTCGAGATCGGCTCGCAAGCCACCGTCCATGCTCCGAAGTTCAGTGAGGGCGACGGTGAGTCCGAGGCGGTCGCGCACGAAGCCACGCGCCGACCGTGACCAGAGAAGGATGACAACGGTGAAAAGGTCACCCAGTAACAGCCCGGCGAGGAAGGCGTAAAGCATTCGACGAATCTCCATTGCGATGAGGGGCGGATCGGAGCGGCGCGAAAGTACGAGACTGGAAGCGTATCGCCGTCGTAGCGCCAGATCGAGCCGCCGACACGGCGCGCCTCAATGAGAGTCACCTGATTTCCACAAGCCGCGCGTTCACGCACTGCGTGACGTTTTCCTTTACCCACTCGATGTAGCAACGCTGGCATGCGTTTCCGGTATTGGCCGTCGGGTTCGTGGTGTCGGAGATGCGGAAGATCGGCACCAGCCCGTGCACTGGGCATTCGCCCATCTCGATGAGGACGCTCATAGGAGATTGACGTCCGGGTGTGAAAGCCAGCGCTCGAGCACTTCGAGGTCGTGCTCAGACGCACACGCCTCGTATCGATTCAGTGCACGACGCGTCTCCTCGGCCGCGAGTGACGGGGTGAGCCGGTCAAGTCGGGTGCGAATCTTGGCGATCAACCTCTTCTGAGCGGGGGTCACTGGATGATGGGCTCCCACCGGACGCGGAAGAGGCCGCGCGGTGACTTGCGGCGGAGCTGAATGACGACGCGCCCGGCGTCGGCGAGGGTGAGCGCCGCGCCGCGCGAGTGAGTGCGGGAGCGGGAGCCGTCGGGCAGTCGGACGCGACGGCGGTAGAGCTGGGTGATGCGGTACATGGTTTCCCCGGTGTGTCGGATTTGAGGACGAGACCGCCGGACGGCGGCGCACACAGGGACGAAAAAACGCGGGAGGAAGGCGCGCAATACCCCCCGGTGCCATGTAGCGGTCAGTGCGGCACGCGGGGCCTTTGCCGGGTGGGACGAGAGAGAGGGAGAGGGTGTAGCGTGAGTGTAGCGGTGTAGCGTAGGGGAGAGCGCGCGCGGGGGAGAGAGGGTGTAGCGTGGGACGTGCGGTGTAGCGTGTAGCGTGGGACGTGCGGTGTAGCGTGAGTAGGGCGAGCGGGGGGCGACCGGGACTGTAGCGAGCAGGGTCTACCCCCCTTTTAGGGGGTAGCCCGGCTGCTGCTAGTCCCGGCTAGGTTTGAGGGGGTATTGTGTGGCTCGGTGGGAGGGGGGTAGATTGGGGGTATGATGACACGATCGCAGCGTCGGTGCAACGCCCGAGCCGTTGCCCGAAAGAGCAAGGGAACGGGAAAACGGACGAGAGGGGTGAAGCAAGTACACGAGCTGACGGCCTCGCAGGAGCGGTTCTGTCAGTTGATCGTCGCGGGAGAGGGTCAGCAGGCGGCGTACGAGAGGGCGTATGCCTCCACGGGGAGGACGGCGGCGGAGGGAGCGGCGCGCCTCCGGAAGGACCGGAGAATTGAGGCGCGAATCGCGGAGCTGCGGAAGCCCGTCGTGGAGGAGGCGCAGCTCACGCTCAAAGAGCACCTCAGGGAGCTGAAACGGCTACGCGAGCTGGCCCTTGAGAGGGATCAGGTCGGCGTAGCCGTCACGGCCGAGAACTATCGGGGCAAAGCGAGCGGGCTTTACACCGAGCGGGTGCGGGCGGAGATCGGGCTCACGCTCGAGCAACTGGTCAGCGGAGACGCAGCTGCCCGATGAGCTCCTCGTTGGCGGTTTCTTCGGCTTCGCTCCAGCAGTCGTCGTCCCACTCGAGGATGCCGTCTTGCAGGCGTTCGGCCCAACGCTGCGCCTGTTTGGCGGTCAGCTTGGCGGCGATTTCGGTATGACGGAGCATGTCGTCGTCGCCGAGTGCGCCGCAGACCGACTCCGCGATGCCACTGCGCGTTTCGGTCGAGATGGGGAAGACCTGCCCAACGCGAAGCGTCGGGATGGTGGAGCGGTGGATGAGCCGAATCAGGTCGAGCGCGATGTCGTCGGCCCGCTTCCACGAAGAAACCTCGATCTCGATGAAGATGCGCCCTCTGGTCGTCATGGCTGTTCTCCCCGGTTGTGGCCGGACTTGAGACCGGCCCGTGGTTTACGCTCTCCCTCTCGGGGGAGAGCGCTCTCACCCTACTTGCTGGCGCGCTTGATGCCGTGCCGCTTGGCGAACGCCAGAACGGCGGCCGAGGGGTTGTGGACTTCGCCTCGGACGAGCATGCCCCGGAGACGAGCGTCGTGACCCTGCTTGAACGTGCCGGTGACTTTGGCCTTGCAGCCGCAGAGGCACGGGTTGAGGAGCGCGGAGCGGACCTTGGCTTGCGCCTTGGCGGAAGCGGCGGGCTGCTTGTGCTTTGCCACGGGAACCTCCTTGTTGGCGACCTCAGTCGCCGGTTCGGCCTTCGCAGGTGCGACGGCCGTCTTGCGGTAGCGCGTGCTCATTTCTCTCTGTGCTTCGACCGTCGGCTTCGTCCGGGCGATCCGGTTGGGGCTCGTCACGGGGAAGAAGTCCGCGAGGAGCGTGTCCTTGGCGCTTGTCGGAGCTTTTGTTTGCGCGCGCTCGGCGCGGGCGTTCATTTGGGCGAGTTTCTGCGTGGCGCTCATGGTGGTTCCCCCCGGTTTGGGCCGCGTCGTTGCGGCCGACGGAGGAAAGAAAAAGCATGGACCGTGCTCGCGCAAGTATTCCTGCGCGGGCAGTTTGAGCGGGTTTTGCGTCCGGAGAGCGTCACGCGGGGGGCAAGAAGGGTAGTTTGGGCCGTCCGTGGCCTCTTGGCCCCCTCCCCTCTGAGCGTTTGGTTTGGCCGAGGAGACTGCTCGAGTGCTGTTTGGTTCGGGAGCACCCCTCAGAGACGATTCGGTTGTGCGCATCCCGGACCTCGAGGTCTGAGACCACGCAACCAAACAGTCCCAAACTCCCAAATACAGTGATTCGCAGCCAGGAGGACCCATCGCTTGGGACCGCTAAGGCCATAGAGGAGGGCCGGGCTTCGATCATCAACAAGCGCGCAACTTTTCCTTTCTGTTTGATATTCTCAGCCATATGAATAAAGCCGTACAGCTCATAACTGAGTGGCGTAAAGACGCCGTGAAATTTGTGCGCGACAACTTCAAGATAGAGCCAGACAAGTGGCAGATCGCCGCACTCCGGGCGTTCTCCTCTACGGACGCTCGCGATCAGCGTATCGCGATGAAGGCGTGCAAGGGACCCGGTAAGACGGCGGTACTGGCGTGGATGATATGGAATTTTCTCAGTTGTTTCGGCTCAGTCGGAGAGCACCCAAAAGGTAAGGCCACCGGCATCACGGAGCAGAATCTCGACGACAACCTATGGCCGGAGTTGTCCAAGTGGCAGAAACGCTCTCCCTATCTCACGCACGCCTTTACGTGGTCCAAGTCTCGCATCTTCGCTAACGAGCACCCGGAGACGTGGTTCTTCGCGAAGCAGGCGTGGCCCAAGTCTGGAAATCCGCAGGAGCAGGCCAACACGTTGGCGGGACTTCATGGAAAATTCGTCCTCTTCGTGATGGACGAGTCGGGCGGCATCCCGACTCCGGTGTCCGCGACCGCCGAGGCGGGTCTGGCGAACGCCGATCTCGAGGGTGCGTGGGCCAAGTTGGTGCAAGCGGGAAATCCGACGCATCTGGAAGGTCCTCTCTACGACGCTTGCACCGTTCACTCTCATCTCTGGGCTCTCATAGAGATCACCGGCGATCCCGACGACCCCGATCGTTCGCCCCGCATCTCCAAGGTCTGGGCGCGGCAGCAAATTGACATGTACGGCGCGGACAATCCGTGGGTACTGGTCAACGTCTTCGGTAAGTTCCCGCCGTCCTCGCTCAATGCTCTGCTCGGCCCGGACGAGGTGCGCGCCGCGATGCATCGTCATCTTCGGGATGACGACTACTCCTTCGCTCAGAAGCGCCTCGGAGTGGATGTCGCCCGGTTCGGGGACGACCGCACCGTCATTGCCCGTCGTCAGGGACTCTGTGCTTCGTTCCCGTTTGACATCATGCGCGGTGAGCGTACCACCTCTATCGCTGCCCGCGTGCTCTACACCAAGCGGGAATGGGGATCGGAGATGGAACTGATCGACGACACCGGACACTGGGGACACGGTGTCATAGACAATCTTCTCGCCGCTGGACTGTCTCCCATCGGGGTGCAATTTCACGCCCCCGCTCTCAATCCGCGTTATCGCAATCGCCGCGCTGAGGGGTGGCTGGAGATGGCGGACTGGGTGAAGCGTGGTGGCGCTCTGCCGGACGTTCCCGAGCTGGTCGCGGAACTGACAACGCCCACTTACACCTTCGCCAACGGCAAGTTCATTCTGGAGGAGAAGGACCAGATCAAGGAGAGACTCGGCCGATCCCCTGATCTCGCCGACGCGCTGGCTCTCACCTTCATGCTGCCGGAACTTCCCGCCTCCGACGTTGTCCGAGCACGCATCGGCTTCGTCAGTACGCGTGTGGATGGCTTCACGGGAAACGTCGTGGAGCACGACTATGATCCTCTCGCCGAGGTCACATCATGAGCCTGCCGACATGGGCCGTCTCCCTTCTGCTGTGGGCCAACGGTGGGCTACTCGCCGTCGCCTTCGGGCTGCTGTATCGGCAGGTCGAGAGTCGTCGCATCGAAGAGAGTATCACGGCGGCGGCGACGTCGCTCCGTGAAGAGCTGCTGACGACCAACCAGCGGTTGGAGCTGCTGGAGCGCGAGGTCTTCGGGTTCAATGGTGAGGACGGGTTGCGACAGATCGTGCACGCGCTCAGGGAGGAATCAACATGAAGCTCTCAAAAAACCGGCTCAAACTGTCCAGCGGTAAGATCATCAAGTTCAAGTCCGCCAGGAAACGCGCCAACTGGGAGCGCGTCGCGCAGGCGTACAAGCACGGCTGGCGTCCCAGAGGCAGGAAATAGTGTTCGCGCGTGAGACGCTCTCTCCTGAGCTCATCGAGGAGCTGACGCCGCTACTTCAGCAGCACTGTACCGAGGTAGAGGACGAGTCGCCGCTCGACGTGGACTGGGAGCGTTACTACGCCGCCGCCTCGACTCTGCGTCTCTATACGGTGCGTCTGGAAGATCTGATCGGATACGCCAGCTTCTTCGTCGTGCGCAATCCGCATTTTCGTTACTCGTTGCAAGCGCTACAGGATACTTTGTTTTTGAACCCTTTCTACAGAGGCCGGTTCATTGGACCCCGATTCATTGAGTGGTGTGACCGGCAACTCGCTCTGGAGGGGGTACAGAAGGTGTATCATCACGTCAAGACGGCGCACGATTTCGGACCGATGTTGGAGATGCTCGGATATTCATGCGTGGAGCTAGTCTACGCGAGGAGACTGGATCATGGCGGCGTTCGCGGCGATGGCGGCGATGTCTCTGAGCTCGCTGGTCATGCAGAATCAGGCAACGCAGGAGGCGAAGGGCATCAAGCCGCCCCCTCCCGTCAGGCCGCCCACGCCGGAGCTCGATCTGATCGAGCAGCGGCGGCGTCGCGCGGCGGCGGTCGTTGGGCGACAGAGCACTAATTTGACGGGCGGACTCACGACGAGTGCGCCGACGCAACGCAAGACGTTGCTGGGGCTGTAACGAATGACTGAATCGCGGCGACAAATCTACGAGCGACTGCGCGTGCAGCTCAAGAACGAGCAGGCGTCATTCGTCTCGCACTGGCGCGAGCTGAACGACTACGTCCGGCCGCGTCGTGGACGCTTCTTCACCTCGGATCGCAATCGGGGCGATCGGCGCACGCAGAAGATCATAGACAGCACCGCCACTTTGGCAGCGCGGACACTCAGCGCCGGGATGATGTCGGGCCTGACGTCACCCGCGCGGCCGTGGTTCCGTCTGACGACATCCGACCCCGGCTTGGCGGAGTCCGGCGACGTGAAGGAGTGGCTCTACTACGTCACGCAGCGACTCGGCACAATCTTTCTGCGCTCGAATCTCTACAATGTACTGCCCATCATGTACAGCGACCTCAGCGTCTTCGGCACGGCGGCGTTCGGCGTGTTTGAAGATCTGAAAGACGTCATCCGCTGCACGTCGTATCCGATCGGTAGCTACATGATCGCTAACGACGAGCGCGAAGTCGCCAACGTCTTTATGCGCGACTTCGAGATGACGGTGCGGCAGATCGTGATGAAGTTCGTGCAACAGCCGGACGACACGATGGATTGGGGCGCCGCGTCGCGGAGAGTCAAGGAGCTGTGGGATCGCGGGCAGACGGAGGCGTGGATCCCTGTGGCGCAGGTCGTCACGCCCAACGATGAGTATCACTCCGGCGTGACGCTGAGCAAGTTCAAAGAGTTTCGCTCGTGCTATTGGGAGACAGGCACGCGTGAGGACGACCGCTTTCTGGACGAGGCGGGATTCGACGAGTTTCCGGTGCTCGCGGCGCGATGGGAGACGACGGGTGAAGACATCTACGGTACAGATTGCCCCGGCATGACGGCGCTCGGTGACATCAAGCAGCTTCAGCTCGGTGAACGGCGGGCGCTGCAGGCCGTTGAGAAGTCGGTCAATCCGCCCATGGTGGCGCCGCCGGGTATGCGTAACTCCAAGCTTACCATTCTGCCCGGTGAGGTCAGCTACGTGCAGGAGGCGGCGAACCAGTCGTTTCGCCCGGCGCACGAAGTCAACTTCGATCTGCAGAAGTTGGAGTTGAAGCAGGGACAGGCACGTGCGCGCATTCAACGCGCTTTCTACGAAGACCTCTTTTTAATGATGACGGAGCTGGATCGGCGCGAGATCACGGCACGCGAGGTGCAGGAGCGACATGAAGAGAAGCTCTTGGTGCTCGGTCCGGTGCTGGAGCGGTTGAATCAGGACGTCTATGATCGGCTGATCGATCGAGCGTTCGGCATCGCGTATCGGCGCGGCTTTATTCCACCGCCGCCAGAGCGGCTGCAAGACGAGCCGCTCAAGGTTGAGTACATCTCGCTCATGGCGCAGGCGCAAAAGTCGGTTATGCTTGGCGGATTGGAGCGTTTCGCGCAAGACGTCATGCAGATCGCCTCAGTCGATCCGTCGGTGCTTGACGTGATTGATCGAGACGCCATGATCCGAGAGTTGGCGGAATCCACCGGCGTGCCGCCGCATCTCACGTTGCCGGAAGAGACCGTCGCAGAGACGCGAGCGGCGCGTGCGCAGGCGGCGCAACAGCAACAAATGGCCGAAAATATGAAACAGCTCGGTGTCGGCGCCAAAAATCTTGCGGCGGCTGATACCACCAAGAAGAGCGCCTTGACCGACTTGCTCGGCGTGGCGGCTCCAACCGAGGAGATGATGCAATGAGCGCGAACACTCTCAGCAAGACGTTTTCCGCTATCGGAGCGGGATCGGCTCTCTTTCTGTCCATCGGAAAAAAGCTCTCCTACTCAGCCAGCGTCGCGGGCGGCGAGCAGTTTCTCGGCTATCTCGTGTTGCAGCGTTCACGAGACGGCGGGCTGACGTGGCAGGAGGTCATCAGCTCCGTGGACATCGAAGATGACACGTCGGTGGCGGGGACGCTGATCGTCACACATCCGTCCGGCGAGCATTTTCGTTGGAAGGCGCTCGCGATGGACGGCGCTGACCCCGGTCCGGCCAGTGACGACGTCATCACCGTCGTCTCCGATGTCGTCATCGGAACGCGCACACGCGTATGCGCAGCGGGCTCTCGCGCGGGGGCGACGGCGGGTTTCGTGGTGACCGGCATTGATACTGGGCACGCCGCGACGCTGCCTGAGAATAAGACGGCCTCGACTCTGGTGGTGCCAGTTCCGTTGGATCCCGGTGAGACGATCACGGCGTTTCGCGTACTCGGAGCGCTGCAGGCGGGCACCGCCAAGCCCACGGTGCTCAACGCCAGTCTTCTGGCTCTCACCGGCGGAGCGGCGGGCGTGGTGGAAACTGAGATCGCCGCGATCGTTGAGCTGGAAGTTGAAGCGGACACTCCGCTCACGGCGGTGAACGCCGGAGTGGACGAACTATCGCGCGCCATTGTGGCGGATGAGACGGTCTGCGTGCTCATCACCGGCACGACGTTCAACGACGCCGCGTCCACGGCTGAGATACTGGGCATCGAGGTGACGCTTGCTTGAACCGCGCGCCGCTACGGGCAACGTCGCTTCGCGCGCGCAGGTGGACCGCGCGGAGCGCATCGAGAAGCGACGACAGCTTCTTGACGATCAGGATTTCACGGCGCTGCTCGATCTGCCGTCAGGACGGCGTTTTCTGTGGCGGCTGCTGGCGCATTGCAAGACGTTCGAATCCATCTTCGACGGACACGGATCAAAGATGAGTCATAACTCGGGGATGCAGGACGTCGGACACTTCGTCCTCGGCGAGATTCAGCGCGTCCGACCGGAAGCGTTTCAACAGATGCAGCAAGACGTCAAACTACGGGAGCAAACTGATGCCTGATCCAACGCCTGAGGAGGCCCTCGCTACCGCGCAAGCCGACCTCAAGAAGGCGAATGAAGATCTGACGGTGCTTCGCACCCGCTACACGCCGCCGGAGAAGGGAGAGTACAAGTTCGAGTTGCCGAAGGACGGACGGCTCACGGGAGAGCACACGAAGAGGACAGCGGCTCTAGCGGCCAAGCTGGGACTCTCACAGACGCTCGCTCCGGAGTTGATCACGTTTCTCGACGCCGAATTGAAGCAACGCGACGAGACATTTCTCTCCGACAACGGTCCTGACGGATCGGCGTGGAAGAAGCGCACCGAGGAGTGGCAGGCGCAGGCGTTGGCCGACACTGAAATCGGCGGAACGCCGGAGAAGCTCACGGTGAGTGCCGAGATGGGTCGGCGCGTGTTGGACGGGTTCTTTTCGAAGTCTGTCAAGGAGTTCTTTGACGCGACGGGGTTCGGATCGCATCCCGACGTGCTACGAGGATTTGTCAAGCTGGGACGGCTGCTGGAGGAGGGCAAGATGTTTCCGGTCACCCAGAAGTCGGACAGCACCAGAAAGTCCAACGAGGAAGTCTTCTTTGGAAAACCGGCTGAGAAGGCGACCTGACAACTACGGAGTTCATCGCACCATGCGAAATACCCTGAAGTGGGCGGCGATCTTTCTCATCGCGCTGGCGCTGACCGTCGCGCTGGGAGCGCCGCCGCTGAATCTCGGACTCGATTCATTTCCGCTGATCATCGGCGCGACGGTGGGTGGCACCGTCATGACGATGGCGGATTGGGCAAAGACGCTCGATCCGAACGGAAGACCCGCGCGCATCATCGAGATGCTCACGCAGAAGAACGAGCTGCTCGATGACGCGATGTTCATGGAAGGCAATCTGGAGATTGGACACCGCACCACGATCCGGACCGGACTTCCGACGGCCTACTGGCGGCTGCTGAACGTCGGAACGCCGCCCAGCAAGGATACCACGGCGCAGGTCACGGAGAGCTGCGGCATTCTGGAAGCGCTCTCCAAGATCGACGTCGAAGTGGCGAATCTTGGCGGCAACCCGGCGTCGGTGCGGCTCAGCAAGTCGCGCGCCTTCGTCGAGGCGATGTCGCAGGAGATGGCGCAGACGCTCTTCTACGGCAACGTGACCAGCGCACCGGAGGAGTTCAACGGTCTGTCGGTTCGCTATTCATCGTTGTCGGCCGCGAACGGCAAGAACATCGTGGCCGGGGGCGGCGCGGGCGACGACAACAGCTCGATCTGGCTCATTTGCTGGGGGCCGGAGAAGGTCACGGGTATCTTCCCGAAGGGCTCGACGGCGGGTGTGCAGCACAAGGACTACGGCGAGCAGCTCATCGCCGACGCTACCGGCATCGCGGGCGCCGTACTTCCGGCGTTCGTGGACCTCTGGCAATGGAAGTGCGGGCTCGTGGTCGAGGACTGGCGCTACGCGGTGCGCATTTGCAACATCGACATCTCGGCGCTCGTTGCGGAGTCCAGCGACGCCAATCTCACCAAGCTGATGACGAAGGCCATTCATCGGCTGCAGGACACCGGTGGGAAGGTCGCGTTCTATGCCAACCGAACCATCGTCGAGTTCCTCGACATTCAGCGGCAGGAGCGCGTGCAAACGGGCGGTCAGCTCGGCTACGGCGTCGTAGACGGCAAGAATACTCTGACGTTCCGGGGCATTCCGATTCGCACCTGTGACGCGCTGCTCGAAACCGAAGCTACCGTCTCGTAACTCACTCGGAGAACTACTACCATGTTCATTGACGCGCAAAATCGCTTTTCCAACGCCCAGAGCATCACAACCGGCTCTGGGTCCGGCTCTGCGCCGGGGGTCGTCTCGACGAACCTCGTTGATCTCGGAGCCGAGCGTCGCATCGGCACCGGACGAGGACTGCACATCGTCATTCTCGTGACGACAACGCTGGCGTCGAGCGGCGGCAACGACGCGATGGATATCAATCTGTACTCCGACGCCGATTCGGCGTGGGGTTCGGCGACGTTCCGCCAGCGGGTAGCGACGCTGGACGCCGTGGCTCCCGCTGGAACGCTGGTGATCGGCACGATTCGACCGAACATACTGAACGAGCGGTACATCGGCCTGTATTACATTTCGCAGACGTCGGACGCTTTCTCGGCGGCGGGTATCACGGCGTTCATCGCCGATCAGGACGACATCGATGCGTGGGTCGCTTACGCCGCGAACTACACCATCAGCTAAGGAGCACTGACACATGAAAGTTCGAGCCACGCGGAAGGGCTACTTCGGTGAGCGACGCCGCTCGGAGGGAGAGTTGTTTGAGTTTCCTGACGATCGGACTCTGCCTTCCTGGGTGGAGGTGGTCACCGAAGCAGTCCTCGCACCGTCCGCACCTTCCAGCGAGGACGGGCCTGAGACCCTGTCGGAAGCGGCAGGGGTCACGAAGAAGAAAAAGAAGAAGACCTGAGGGAGTGCAGCGGTTTGAACGGGCGGGCCGAGCCCTCATCGGCCCGTCCTTCAGGCGAGGAGTAATGTATGAGCGGCGCAGCGGTTCTCATTCTCTCGGCGGCGACGGCGGCGCCCACTACGGGCGAGGCGCACGAGCCGAGACGCGATCAGCGAACGTTTCAAGCCATCGTCGAGACCAGTTCCGGTGACGGAACGGCGACGATTGAGATGTACGGTTCTGACGTTCCGCCCACGGCGGGCGTCGGCAATAACGGCGTGCTGCTTGGCACCATTGGACTCTCGGGCGCGTCAGGAACGGCAGACGGCTTTGCGTCCGTCACGCCGTGGCGGCACGTCTGGGCCAAGCTGACGGCCATCTCGGGAGCGGACGCCTCGGTGGACGTCTGGATGGGCGTATGATCTCCACTAACCCAAGAGTGACCGGCATCGCGCCGCGCGAACCGAGCGTCGTCAAGGCGTTCGGTGCTGATGTTCCGGTCGCGACGGATCGCGACGGTATCTGCGCGGCGCAGCAGCTCGTCGGCGCGGGTTCGCTTGTGCTCGATGGCGTGGGAGTCTCGGGCGGCGCGTATGCGTGTGGCTTTACTGGCGGACGCAAGATTACGGTCTACTCGGCCGGTGATCTCAGCGCGCGCACTTTCACCATCACAGGGACGGACAAGGACGGCGCGGCGCAGACCGAAGACATCGTTGGACCTGACACGACGCCGACCACGAACACCGGAACCAAGCACTTTCAAACGGTCACCGACGTGTCGGTGGACGGCACGGTCGGCACCGACGTGGAGGTAGGATTCGCGGCGTCGCTCGTCTGTCTCTTTCTGCGCGACGGCGCTGCGTTCGATCTTCGGCCGACGAACGGTGAGACGGTGATCATCGCGCTCTACGGCGCGACAGGCGTCGGGTTTGGCGATCGCGCGGCGCTCAAACTCGTCGGTCCGGCGACGGGCACTTTCACGTTTGCCGACGGCACCACGCCGTCTGATGCGCGCGTGTACTTCGCGGGCGGCACCGAACCGACCGTGACCGTCTCGGGAACAGATTGGTTCGAGTTTGTTTGCATTAGCGACGCGACTAGCGGCGACACACTCTGGTACGCCATCGCTGTCGTTCAAGACATCAAGGTATAAGACCATGGCGCTCTCCAAGACGTCCATCTGCAATTTGGCACTGCTGCATCTCGGTCACTCGAAGCGATTGGCGAACG